TGCCCGTGAAGGGCGACGTCGTGACCGTGGCGGCCGTGACCAACTGGCGTTCGAGCCCTGTGACCCGCGTGATGGGGAGCTCCGGGATCATACCGCGTAGCCCCGCCGCCGCTGGTTGGCCACGCTCCGGGTCGCAATCCGCGCAATCTCCGGCAGCGCGGCGCGCAGCTTCAGATCGATCTGCTCGGCCACACCCATCTGCGCGCCGCGCGCGTCGATGGTGACCGTGACGCCCCCGTCAAGGCTGCCGCCCCGGCCATACGCCACCGCCTCCCGGCGGTTGAGCACCCGCTCCCCCCGCTGCAGGATCGTGGGCACCTCGTCGGGACGAAGGCCGGCCCAGCCACCGGCATGCAGGCGCGGTGCCGCTGCAAAGACCGTGGCGGGAACAGCCCGGGTGTGACCCGAGAGCCCGACCATGCCACCGGCATGCGAGACGGCCGCCGCGATCGTGCCGCCGCCGCCGAAGATGCCAGACAGGGCATTGGCCAGCGGTCCCAGCACCGCGCGGCGGAAGGCCAGCACGGCCAGATCCGCGAGGATCGAGCGCACCAGCCCCTTGAAGTCGAGCTTGCCGGTCTCGACGAAGCTCCGGAAGGCGCTCTCGGCCCCCGAGAAGGCGCCGGTGAGGGTCTCGCCGAGGCCCTTGCCCCAGTTCAGCGCCTCGGTGGCATAGATGCGCAGCGCGTCCGAGACGGCGCGCCAGCCGGTCACGATCCGTTCCGCAGCTCCACCACGCGCACCGCCCCCGCCGCCTGCCGCATCACCGGCACGCCCCATGGCCTCGGTCAGCCGATCGGCTGAGACCGTCGCCTCATCCAGCGCGGCCGCGCCCTCTTCGCCGGTGCCCGCAACGGCGTCGCGAAGCGCGCCCCAGGAGGTGAGCGGGGCCGTCGCGCCAGTAGCGAGATCGGTCGCGGCCTGTCGATAGGTGTTCGCGGTGGCCAGCGCCTCGGTTGCAATCGCGTCGAGACCGAGGTCGGGGACCGTGAGCGGGGTATCCTCGAAGGCGCGGCGGAACGCCTCTGCCGCGGCTGTCCCCGCATCGGCCGAGGCGCCTGCAAACGGGTTCGGGATGTCGCCGAGACGGATCTCGCCGATCTGACCGAAGGGGATCTCGAGGCCAACGGCCGCCAGAGCGTCCCGAATGCGCCCCGTGAAGGCGTCAATCCTGCGGATCGCGCCGTTCAACATGGCCTCGATCCCGTCGAGCATGCGGTTGGCCGCCGAGAAGACCAGATCGCCGATCACATCCGGCAGGCGCGACCAGATCTCGCGGACGGCCAGAAGCGCGCCCTCGAAGGTATTGGCGGTGGTGTTGCCGAAGGCGACCACACTCTCGATGGCCCCGGCCATGCCGGTCGCCGCATCGGCTTTGAGATCATGGAACATGGCGGTGGCCGCAGCTCCGGCGCTTGAGGCCCCCATCTTGATCCGGTCCCAGACCTCGACCGCGACGTCCCTCAAGAGGCCCATGGCCTCGCCGAAGCCGCCTGCGCCGGAGGCCAACCGGGTGAACCAGTAGACCAGTTCGCCTGCGCCCACGATGAGGGCGCCGATGCCGGTGCGGATCAACGCGCCTTTCAGAACCACGAGAGTCGTAGCCAAACCCCGCACCGACAGCGCCGCAGCGGCCATCGCTGCGACCCAGCGTCCAGCGAGGAAGGTGGCGAAGGTTCCGGCGTAGACAGCGAGGCGGTCGAGATTGGCGAGCACCGCGTCGAAGGCTTGGGCAATCGGGCTGGTGCTGGACGCAAGGGCGACAAAGGCATTGGCCACCGCCTCCAGCGTAGGCGCCAGCGCCACGGCGATCCGATTGCGCACTCCAGTAAACACCTGGCCGATGCTGACCAGAGCCAATTCGGATCGACGCATCGCGGCGATGGCGTCCGCGTCCAGCACCGCACCAAGCGCCTGCGCCTGTGCTCCAAGCCGGGTCATCTCCGCGCCGCCGTTTTGCAAGAGCGGGATCAGCCGCGTGGCGTCGGACGCCATGGCCTCAAGGTAGAAGGTCATCTCCTGTTGGCTGACGCCCGCGCGCTCCAGGCTCGAGACATAGAGTTGAAGCGCCTCCGGCCCTGAGAGCCGGGCGAACTCATCCGCCGTCACGCCAACCCGCGGCGCGATGCTCTCGAAGAAGTCCGCCATCGGCCCGCCGCCCGTCTGCAGGAAGTCGCCGACGCGGTCGTTCACATCCTTGAGGATATCGGCGAGCTTCTCTTGCTCGATCCCCACCGTGGCCGAGGCCGCCGACCAGCGCTGGAACAGCTCGGGGTTGGCATTCGCAACTTGGCTTAGCTGGCCGATCTCGTTGGCGGCAGCAACAGTCGAGCGGGTCATCGAGACGACGCCAGCCGCAAGCGCCGTGGCCGCAGCCGCAGCCGCGATCCGCGCCCGGCGGGCAAAAGCCGCCATGCGGGCATTGGCTTGTTCCATCTCGCGCGAGAGACGCCCCATACCGCGCGCACCCGCCTCTCCGACACCCTCGAGTTCGGCACGCACCTGGCGGCCGCCGGTCGCGGAAAGCCGGACGCTCACACGTTTCTCTGCCACAAGGTACCCTTGCAAGATGTATCACGACATGATACATGGACAACATGATCGTCAGCACACGTGGAAAGCTTGCCGCCGGAGCGGTGCGGGACCGCTTTGGCAAAGGCTTTCCAGCCGACCTGGTCAAACGCACACGCGCCATGCTTTCGGCACTGGATGCTGCGGTCGTTCTTGAAGATTTACGGTTTCCGCCGGGCAATCATCTGGAAGCCTTGAGCGGCGACCGCGCAGAACAACACTCGGTGCGCATCAACGGACAGTGGCGCATCTGTTTCATCTGGACTGATCAAGGACCCGCAGAGGTCGAGATCGTCGATTATCACTAGGAGCGCCCAACATGAGCCTCGTGACCAACCCGTGCCACCCCGGCGAAGTTCTGGCCGAGCTGTATCTGGCACCGCTCGAGATGAGCGCCATCTCCCTTGCGGCAAGGCTCGATGTGCCGCGCACCCGGATCGAGCGCCTCGTCAAAGGTCAGACCGCCATCACGGTTGATACAGCCATGCGCCTTGCCCGGTTTTTCTCGACCACGCCGGAATACTGGATGAACCTTCAACGCGCCTGGGACCTCGCGCGTGCCCGCGAGACAATTGACGTCTCAGGTATCAAACCCCTTGAAGCAGCCTGACCCCGACTGCTCGTTGGTCTTGCGCACCATCACCGCCTCGATGGGCGGCAGAAGTTCCGCGAGGATGACGGGCGAGAGCCCAAGGGCTGCACCGAGTTGGAAGGCCGCGCCCATGTCCCAGCCGAGGACAGCGCCACCGCTCATGCCACCGGCCACGCGAACTTGACCACCAAGGCGCTGGACGAGGTCCCAGATCTGCCAGCCTTCAAGGCTATGTGGCGCGTGAAGGCTGCGTGGGCATTCGGCGCAGACCGATGGACACGCCGCGCAATACTCACCGCCCCCGCCGAACTCCCAGTCGGCGAGAGCGGTCAGGCGTTTTTTTCCGCGTCCAGGATGAGCGCGCCCGCAATGTATTTCGTCTGGAAGGCCTCGAAGATCGGCCAAAGCTCCAGCAGCGCGTCGATGCCCTCCGGGGTCAGCGGCAGCGGTTTGCCATCCTCGTCGCCGACGCCCTCCCAATCCTTGACAACGATCCGTGCGACGGCCTTGGCCACGATGCGCGCGAGGTCGTCGTTCGAGGAAGAGCTTTCGGAGGTCCTCGCCGCGGCGACAATGGCCGGGTCGCTGCGTGCCGCGAGCATGATTGCCGTGGTCAGCGGCTCCACCAGCAGGCGGACGCCATGGCCGAGATCGAGCCAGTGGGGCTCGGTGGAGAGGTTCAAGCGCAGCATGCTCAGTACACCTCGCGGTCGTTGATGAGCGTGACGGTGCACATCCGACCCACCACCGGGTCGCTCGCAGCCTGCCAGTCGAAGGTGGCCTGCACGCCCTGCGGGCCGGAGATCTCGATCCGGGGGCGCGGCAGATAGACGGCATGGGCGGTCAGGGTCAGCGTCTCGCCAGTGGGGAGCGTGTAGGAGAACTCCAACGCGCAGGCCTCGCCATTGATCGCCTGCGTCACCAGCGTCTGATCGGCAAAGCGCACCACGACATTGCCGGTCAGCGCGGCAATGGACGGGTCAGCCCCGTCGATCTTGCCATCCGCCCGGATCGTCTCGATCCGGTCGAGGTTGTTGGCATAAGTAAGGTCGGCCGAGACGACATTGCCGATGTTGGCCCCGTTCCGCAGGATCGTGCCGTTGAAGTGCCCGAACCGCTTCAGCGCGATATTCGCAGGCGTGCCTGCCGCGGTGCTCGTGGCAATCGTCTCGCCCTGCGCCACGATACTGGCCGTGGCCGTCAACAGCCCGGACCGCGCCATCTGCCAGCTGAGGCTGTCCACCATGCAGCCGGAATACATCGCATGGCGCGGCACCTCTGGCATGGCCGTTTCGACCGAG